ATCTAATCTATTCCATATGCTAACAATTCTATACATATTATTGATTATCTTTGTTCCTGTAATGGTCTTAAAACTAAGTAATTACAGATTCTATGTCCCTCATCCGTTTGGGTGTGGCACTGATGAAATCTGTCAATGTGATAAGGCTCCAGATTGCAAGAAACGTGAAAGCAAAGAAAAGTAAGACTTCTAAATATTACGATAAGAATCCAAAGGCTGCTGAAAAGCGGAGGAAGTGGCAGCGTAAAGAAAACAAGAAGAAGAGCAAGCGTAAGTATCGTGCCTTCTTAGTGAAGAAGAACAGAGACGCAGGTACATATGGCAATGGTGATAACAAAGACTACGACCACGGAGAGCGTAGGTTTATGAGCGCAAAACGTAACAGAAGCAAGAAATAATGAAGGCTAAGAAAAAATACGAAGGCGGAGGTGTATTCCCACCAGTTATAAAGAAGCTAAAAGAAAGAGCAGCTAAAAAGAAAGCTGAAAAAGCTAAACCGAGCTATCGTGGTAAACTGGACGAGGTTACGGTAACTGCGAAAGCCCCAAAGAAGTGGGAGAAAAAAGCAGCGCAGGCTTTTGTAAATTCTAATGCCTCATCAAGAGTTAGCGACTATGCTGTATCGGCAGCAGAAAATGTAGACTATTACGATGCTGGTAAGGAAATTAGAGAAAAGGCATACGCATTGCGAGATGATACCGCTAAGAGATTAGGTGTAAAAAACAAAGCCAATATTTTTAATAGCGGTAAAAACACAAGGTCTTGGAACAAAACTCTTAAAAAATTAGGTTACAGAAAATAATGAAAGCAAAGAAAAATTACAGAGGAGGAGGCAAGCTTGATGCAGCCTTAAGAGCAGAATTAAAGAAGAAGACGACAAAGGCAAAGCCAAAGGTTAATATTAAATCAGACCCAATTCAAAGAGTTAGTAAAGTCGCAAAAGACTCTGGGAAAACATATGGAGATGTAGCTTACAATGCAATATCTTCTTTGCAAAACATCCCTTTCAATAAACGCACTTTTGGTGATGTAGCTAAGGCAGCAGAAAAGCAAAAAAAATAGTGAAAGCCTCAAGAAAAAAAGTAATGGTAAAAGCTCCTTCTGGTTATCACTGGATGACCGAGAAGGGGCGACATTACCTTATGCCTCACGAAGGCAAGTTTGTTCCTCACAAAGGGGCAAGCCTTGAGGTAGCATTCAAGGTTAAATCGGCACATTAATCTGTTCGTCCCCCTCTAGTTTCCTATAGTACTTTTGTACTAGTAGCCTTGCCTTTTGGGTCAAGGCATATCTTACCCTATAATTAAACTTGCTTTCGTGAAAGATAGCAGCCTCATAGCTAGTAGGCGTTAGCCTATCGTAGTACTTATATAGGTACTCTTTCTTCTGAAGCGGATAAATAATCCGCTGAGATAGTTTCAACTTGTTGTAAAAATATCCTTCGGCAGCATGGGCTATTGTAAAGAACTCGTAATCATAAGCAAATAAGAGGAAGTTCATCTCTGACTCCTTGATATTGTAATTTCCTGTAACATCCCTCATGGCTAGTCTTAAATACTTAAGGTACGCCCTGCCTATCTTGTCTGAGTCTTTATACTTAAAGTCTCGAAACATACTCTTTTTTGACCGCTTTGCCATTTTTATTAAATTTGCATTGTATACAAAGTTAAGCAAATGGCAACTCTTTCTGGAAATAAGGTCAAGGACACCTATACGTCCCTATTAAAATTAGATTCAAATGGCGTTACATCTTCACTCAAAGTAGTAGAAGATGGAGCAGGTACAGATTCTGCACTCAAGTTATCTACAGATACTGTAGAGGTAGACGGTACACTGTCTTTTACAACAGCGCCAACGACTGACTCGGCAGAGCTTACAGCCCTGCTTGTAGACGGAAGCAACAATGTCGTGAAGCGTGAGCTTGACTCTAGCGCATTCTCTGGTGGAGCTGTAAACTCATTTAACACAATATCAGTTTCTGGTCAAACAGATGTAGTAGCAGACTCGTCTACTGATACCCTTACACTGGTCGGTGGTGATGGAATAGATGTAACAACAAACGCTGCTACTGATACTGTCACTATTGCAAACAGCTCTTTCGGATTTAAAACTATTGCGGTTTCTGGTCAGACAAATGTTGTTGCAGATTCAAATGATGATACACTTACGCTTGTAGGCGGTAGTAATGTAACTGTTACGACTAACGCTTCTACCGATACTATTACGATAGCATCTACATCAAGCTTGTTCTCGAATCCAATGTTTGTATTGAGACCACTCAATTTCTACACTCTAACAACAACACTGGCTACACCATCTCAAGGTGGAGTAAACAACAACTCTACCACAGCCTCTTACCTGTTTAATGATGACAGTAATGTTCACCTGCAAACATCATCAACAACAACAGGTGCAATAACTATCGTTCGTAATGGTGCAATTAGAATTGATGTAAACTTTATGCTAGAGGTTACAGCGTCTAACACTGACATTACAATAAATGTAATGCGCAAGCCAAACGGTGGCTCAGCATCAACAATTCAAGGCATTGTTAGGTCAAAAGCAGCAATAGGAAATATGGCAATTGGTTTCAGTCTGTTTACACACTGTAATGACGGTGATGATATATATTACGAAGTAAAAAAGAATTCGTCTGGTGGAGCGACTATGGTAACTCAGAGTACATTTGCTGTAATAAAATTAGATTAAAACTGTGACTGAAAAGCAAAAAGATTGCATCCTAGAAATACAAGAGCTTATTGTAGCAATAAATAACGTTGTTAAAAAATTTGAACTTGAAGACGAGTTCTTAGCAGCGATAGCTGTAGGCTTCATAAACCTAGAAACAAGGTACACTGATGAGGAAGGAGATGAGAGAGCCAACATGAGCTTGCTTTCTTCTTTCTCTGTAGCAGACGAAGAAGAACTTGATGACTTACTTTCTTATTCCGTAGAGGCTTACAGAATAGAGCAAGAAGAAGAAAGGATAGACCCATCGAGTATAGATTATTGGATAAATTTATCAAGAGGAGACGATAGTGTAAACTAAATCGAATTCTCTTTACAATTAAATTAAAATGATTAGAAAAATAGTTATTGGGCGAGACCCAAAGGACGCTATGGCTTATTACGTTGGCATGAGAGCTGGAAGCGGTAAAGTCGTAGCAATCACAGAAGACGAAGCACATCTGCATCGTTTTGGTAAAAAGAGATACCTCATATACATCGAGAACGATGAAGGTACAATGGTATGGAAAGCTGTTGACGACATGCCTTGCATACTAGAGTATGACTTAAAATTCGATTGATATGAAACCACTACACCATTTTATAGTACACATACCTCAGAAGTTTAATGATGAGGTTTCATTCAATGGAGGGACATTGCAACTTGTGAGCAAGTTCAATGAATTCGAGCATAGAGTAAACAGCGCTAAGATTACAGGATGTCCTAAAGGATTTGATTGCGTAGGAGATACCTTATACTTTCATCATCATGTGGTAATGGAGCAAATGTATAATATAGGAGATGACTTATACTTGGTTAACTACGACCCTATCGGAGGATATGCAAACCACGCTATCGCTATCGAAGACGAAGCTGGTGATATTACTATGCTTGGGGATTGGTGTTTTGTTGCACCCCCTGTTGAGCAGGAAGAGGAAACAAGTGATTCTGGCATCATTCTTAGCCTCGAAAAAGAACCAGAACTGGAAGGTGTACTACTCGCCATACCCTCAGATTCAGAATGGATTGGAACGAAGTCTGGTGATATGGTGGGTTACACGAAGAATTCTGAATACGAGATGGAGCTTCTAAATGGCGACAAGGTTTATCGTATGCGAACAACAGAGCTAGTGTATGTCAAAGAAGCGTAAATTCACTACAGAAGAAGCGTCAACTAGATTGCTCTCCTCTATGGAGGTCGCAATCAATAACATGATTGACGAAGTTAGAAAACCTGTAGATGCAGAACTTTCTGGCTCCCAGCGCAAGGCTGAATTACAGAGTATTAAACAAACAGCTACTGATGCAAAAGAACTGCTCATCGAATACCAAAGGCTTGAACAAATGGTTAGAGAACTCCGAGAAACTGGAGGAATCGAAGAAGAACAAGACTACTCTGGAGGATTCGCAGAAAAGTTCTCAAAGTAATCAGATATTCTGTTACTGGGATTATTAATTAAATGAAATGGCAGGTCTTAAACAAGTTGAGGGATACGATAACTACGTTATCAATATATGCCCCAACGATACAGCTGGGGAGATTACCGAAATTGGTGGGGTTGATATTCAGCTTCCCAAATTACCCCCTAAAAAAGAAATCCTCGGATATGAACGGAAGCCTCATTTGCAAATGTGGCAACGACTTCCTGTGCCAGAAGAATTGCAGAGGATTCGCTCTATGGATGAGTGGTATGAAATGCAATCCGAATTCAAAAAGAAATTTTCTCCGTACATCGAGAAAGAGTTTGAGCGCAGGCGTAACGGTCTTTGGTTTTACAATAATGGTAAGCCTGTCTACATTACAGGGAGACACTATATGATGTTACAATGGAGCAAGATGGATATAGGCTATGCTTCATTTTTAGACTTTCAAAGAAAACTATTTATACACTTTGCAGCTTGTGAAGTTGACCCTCGTTCTATGGGTCAGATGTACACTAAATGTAGACGCTCTGGATATACTAACATGTCTGCCGCTATACTAGTAGACGAAGCTACTCAAGTAAAAGATAAGCTGTTAGGCATACAGTCTAAAACAGGTAAAGACGCACAGGAGAACATCTTTATGAAGAAGGTAGTTCCTATGTTTAGAAGCTATCCATTCTTTTTTAAGCCTATACAGGACGGTACAACCAATCCAAGAATGGAACTTGCGTTTCGTGAACCATCAAAAAGAATTACCAAAAACAATAAAACATCTAATAAGGGAGAAGCTCTTAATACAATTATAAATTGGAAGAACACCACGAACAATGCTTATGATGGTGAAAAGCTTCATATGATGTATTTAGATGAAAGTGGTAAGTGGGAAAGACCAACCGATATTCGTGAAGCATGGCGAATAGAAAGAACTTGTTTAATTGTAGGACGTAAGATTATAGGTAAGTGTCTTATGGGTTCTACTGTAAATCCAATGGACAAAGGTGGAAAACAATACAAAGAACTCTGGAGAGACTCCGACCCAGAAGATAGAAACGCCAACGGAAGAACAAAGACTGGACTTTATAGATTATTTATACCAGCCTACGAAGCCCTCGAAGGCTTCTTTGATGAATATGGAAACCCTATTATTGAAGACCCTGCGAAGCCTGTTAAAACGATTGAAGGAGACTTTGTAGACATAGGTGCAAAGACTTACTTAAAGAACGAGAGAGACGCTTTAAAAGGCGATGCAAGGGAACTTAACGAATATGTTCGCCAGTTCCCCTTTACTGTTGACGAAGCAATGAGGGATAGTATTGAAGGCTCTACGTTTAACATTGGAAAGATATACGAACAAATAGAACACAACGAAGAGCTGTATCCCAATCCTGTTGTTCAAGGTAATTTCTCTTGGAAGGATGCTGCAAACGACACCGAAGTCGTGTTTAGTCCTAACCCTCAAGGCAGGTGGTTTATAAGTTGGATGCCAAAGCCAGAAAACAGAAACAAATCTGTAATTAAACACGGTAAAAAGCACCCAGCGAATGACCACATAGGTGTGGGTGGAGTCGATAGCTATGATTTGGACTCTACAACTGATAATAGAGGGTCAAAGGGAGCTTGTCATATGTATAACAAGTTTAGTATGGGCGCTCCTGCTAATATGTTTGTCGCAGAATACGCATCTAGACCTCCCTTGGCTAGAATATTTTACGAAGATATATTGATGGCCGCTGTTTTCTTTGGATATCCGCTTTTAATAGAAAACAACAAGTACGGAATCGTTAGATATTTTGAATCTAGAGGATACGAAGAGTATGTAATGAAAAGACCAGACCATCTTAAGACTCCTAACGCTGTAAATACTAAAACTCGTGGTATTCCTTCTAACTCTGTAGATGTTATTCAGTCTCATGCTCAAGCAATTGAGGCATATGTTGAAGAACACGTAGGGATTAACTCTGAAACTGGCGAAATGGGGAGAATGTACTTTCAAAGAACGCTAGAAGACTGGATTGGCTACAAAATTGACAATCGTACTAAATACGATTTAACAATATCGAGCGGACTTGCGTTATTAGGGGCGCAAAAAACCAAAGTCAAGAAAAAAGAGTCGCAATTCGATGACAAGAAGTTTTTTCGTAGATATACTAAAGAAATAAGACGCTGATAGACAGAGCTTTAATTTCGTATATTTGCGAGGAAGTATTTTGCGAAAGGCTATATGTACAACAAAGACAACGAACAAGGGAAGTACGGTAATTTTCCAGACCCATTTGCCCCTCATGGACAAAAGTCCTCTAAATCATATGGAATAAAATTTGCCAAAGCCATTGAAAAACAATGGGGCAACTCTGACGATGAGCGTAGTCTCTTCCGAAGACGTATGAAGGACTTTGAGACAAACCGTGACTATGCAAACGGTACGCAAGATACTTCAATCTACAAGCAGATATTAAACTCTCTCGACCCAAACAGTGGGGACGGTACGTTACTAAACCTTGATTGGTCTCCAGTGCCTATCGTCCCCAAGTTTGTCAAGATTGTAGTAAACAACATACTCTCAAGAAAGCCTTATCCAAACGTAAAAGCTATTGACCCTCTATCTCAGTCTGAAAAAGACCAGAAGAGAGCAGAGAAAATGTTTGAGGTAAAAAATAAAGAACTCCTTTCTCAATTAGAGCAGCAAGGTGTAGATATTAAAACAGATTTAAGCTCTATACCAGAAACACCTGAAGAAGCTGAAATATTCATGGATGTGAATATCAAGACAGCGGCAGAAATCGCCTCTCAAGTAGGAACAAGCATGACCCTTGAGTGGAACGATTTTGACCAGCGTGTGTACAGACGTGCGGTTACCGATTTGGTAACCTGCGGTATGGCTGTAATTAAAAGGAGTAACGACCCTAACTATGGAATCAAAGAAGACTACATCGACCCAGCGCACTTCTTCCATAGCTACACCGAAGACCCTACGTTTAGTGACCTCATCTATGCAGGACACGTCAAGAAAATTAGCATCTCAGAGCTTAAGCGTATCGCTGGTGATGAGCTTACTGAAGAGCAATATGAAAAAATAGGGCAAAGCGTAAAAAACAAATACCAGAACCGAGCCGATAAACTAAGCTATAAATACTACGATGAAACTCTAGACCGTACAACCTATGGATACGATGAGTTCATTGTTGAGGTAATGGACTTTGAATTCTTATCTACGGACGACATGATGTTCGAAGGAAAGCAATCTCGTTTTGGAAACGAGAGCTTCTACTACAAAGGGTTTGAATACACACCACCTAAAGAATCTGTTTACGCTCGTGAGCCGAGAGCAATGAGTATACAAACAGTATATGGTGGTAGCTACGTTATCGGATGTAACTATATGTTTGACTACGGTCAAAAAAGAAATATACCTAAAAACGTACACGACCTAAGTAAGGCTAGATTGTCTTACTCTGTTGTGTCAACAAACCTGCGCAGAATGATGCCTAAGTCTCTTGTAGGCTCAGTCATTGGTTTTGCTGACCAGTTGCAACTTTCTCACTTAAAGCTACAACAAGCAATTGCTAAGGCTAAGCCAGATGGATTGATTGTAGACATTGAAGGGTTAGAAAATGTACAGTTAGGTAAAGGCGGTGAACTACAACCATTAGATATACAAGACATCTACGAACAAACAGGTGTATTCTACTATCGCTCGAAGAATCCAGAAGGTGGATTCCAGAACCCTCCAGTTAGGGCTTTGGACAATAGTATCCGTAATATCCAAGAGCTTATTAGTATCTACAACCATAATCTCCGTCTTATCCGTGATACAACAGGTATTAATGAAGTAATGGATGGCACTTCTCCAAAAGGAGAACAGTTAGTAGGCGTACGCCAACAAGCGGTAGCCGCTGGTAATAACGCTATCTACGATATAACAAATGCTTCTATTTATCTATATACTAGGGTTTGTGAAGACATCGTAAAATGTCTTCAGATTCTGCCTCCTAAGTCTGTTATCTTCCAAGCTTACGAAAGAGCTATTGGTAAAACAAATATGGATGTGCTTTCTTCATTTGGTGATTTACCGATGTACAATTTTGGTATCAAGATTCAAATGGAAATGGATGAGACAGAAAAAGCTTATCTGGAGCAAAACATTCAAGTAGCCCTAGGTCAAAAAGAAATAGACTTAGAAGACGCAATGGCAATCCGTCAATTAAAAGACATTGACCAAGCAGAGCGATTACTTATCGTCAGACGCAAGAAGCGTATGGGTATGATGCAGCAAAGAGCGCAGCAAAACTCTCAGATGCAGGCTCAGATAAATCAACAAACTGCACAGGCAGCAAGCCAAGGAAAAATGCAGGAGATTCAAATGCAAAGCCAAGCTAAGATTGCAGAGATACAGGCTGACGCTCAAGCTAAGGCTCAGTTACTGCAATTAGAGTACCAGCTAAAAGGTCAAGTTGAAGGCGCTAAATCTCAATCTCAAATGGGAATGAAGCAACAAGACATGGCTTTTAGACAACAAATGGAAGACAATAAAGAAGAAGCTAAAGACAAGCGAGTTAAGAAACAAGCTGTTGAACAATCCAAAATGATTTCTCAACGTCAAGGAAAGCGTGGAGAACTACAGGATGAGGGAGACGATTTGATAGACATGCTAACTTCTTGATAACCAGTAATTTACTACCTTTGTAAAAACAATAGAAAAATGAGCAACTTAACGAAGCCTTACAATTTTTTCATGAATTACTTCGGTCAAGGAGGATTTGACGCTATGGGCGCTTCGGAGACCATTAATTCACACACCTACGTAGCTATAACAGCTCTTGATGCTGCCACCGTAACTTTAGATGCTATAACTGGAGACGACCTTACTGTGTCTCCTATTCCAGCAGGAACTACTATATACGGAAGATTTACAAGTGTGACTTGTGTTTCTGGAAAGCTTTTAGTTTACCGTGAATATGTTGACTAATGGCAATACAGATAAACTTAGACAACGCATCAAGAGTAGACGTTACTTGTCGTAGAGGTGACAGCTTCGAGCTTAAATTCACCTTTACTGATGATGCTGGCGATGCCATTGACTTAACAGGATACACTTGGAAAATGGATGTAAAGGAAACTGATACATCTTCTTCTGATATTATTGCTGACGGAGACTTCAGCTACAATGGAACAAGTGCTGGAGTTTTAACTGTAACAGCTACAGCCGCTACAATGGCTGGAGCAGCAGGAGGTTTGTATGTTTACGACCTTCAGTCCACTAATGGTGGCACTGTAAAAACATGGGTATACGGAATCTTTAAGATTAACGAAGACGTAAGTGAGTAACATAGAAATAAATAGTGGCGATTCAGTAAACATATCTGGTGTAAGCACGGTAGCAACAACAACTATTGTGTCTCAACCAGAGATTAATGTTTCTGTAGCTGGTGTAATAAGCACTAAAGACTCACACTACACACACAATCAGAACTCTGTTTCTGATAGTTGGAGTGTAACACACAATCTCGGCAAGAAACCATCGGTTACTGTCGTGGATAGTGCAGATACAGTTCTTTATGGTGCTGTATCATATACAGATGATAATTCTTTAACAATAACCTTGTCTGCCCCAACGAGTGGGAAGGCTTATATGAACTAAAATGGCTGAAGTAAAATTTTTAAGTAATTTAAACGTAGACGGTAACATTGACCTCAATCAAGGTCAGTTAATCGACTCACGTTTCCAAGTTGTAACTGCTGACCCTTCAAGCGGTAACTTCGAGGGTAGAATGATTTATCGCTCAGACATTGATGCGATTAAGTTCTACAATGGAACTGCATGGGAAGCTCTTTCTACAACCACAGGTGACATTACAGCTGTAACGGCTGGAAACGGTCTTACAGGCGGTGGAACATCTGGAGGTGTAACGCTTGCTGTAAATGCAGATGGAACAACAATTGAAATTGTATCTGACCAAGTAAGAGCTAAAACA